TTAACTAACCTATCCTTACCTAACCTAACCTGTGTATCCATTTGGTATCCCATACGGTTGCCATCTGGTATACCAAGATGGTTTTCACTCTCTATAACCTCGGTTTTAAAGGTATATGCCTTACTATTTTTCTCAGCTAATTCAGCCTTTTCTTCTTGATATAGAGTTGGTTTGTATCGATCATTTCGAATATAGTTATGAATTTTCCAATGCTTGATAACAATAACTCCGCTATCAAAAACTAAAATAAATCTTTTGGCCATTAATAGCTTTAAATCATCATCTCCACATCCAACCATTCGTTGAATTTTCTTAGGATTATTAATAAACCCATCATCATCCGCTCGCATTGACAGATGAAAATAAAGAGATTGAGTTGACAGCGGCATGTCTAAAAATGCATCGCTATCAATGATGGTCTTTGCAAACATTCTTCTTTCAGCCACCGTTCTATCCTCCTATGTTTAACTTTTTACGTTCTTCGATGTTTAATTTGACTGGTTTAATTTGATACTTATTCAAGAAGTTCTTAGTGCCTACTTGGTGTTCCTCTTGATGGTGCTGACGGCAACCAGCATAAAATGTGAATGTCTCATGATTAATTTTTTTGCGATTTCGCCCCATGCCAACAACTTCTATATGGCAAATATCAGCATGTTTACCACAAATACAGCACTTACGATATTTCAGGCAGTAATAAAACCATTTGTTATTTTCAAGCAAGTATTGGTATCTTTTTTCAAGTGGTATATCGTTTTTCAAAATGAACTCAATTAAGAAACCGATCCACTCAGTCGCTTCATTCTTGGTAGCTCTACTATGTTCAAAATAAACACCACTCTTAGCTTCGTAGTAGTATTTCAAGGCACTTTCAATCCATTTAGGTTCGTCATAGCTCCAACGTGCCACATCGGCTATTAGAACGTGAGAAAGTGCATTCTGTTTTTGAGACATCTGTCGATTATCTAAGAATTCAACTTTCGCTAAATTATCATCGTTATTAGCCAGAAGTTCGAGAAAATTTGAATTTATTTCATCCTCAAATTCGATGACCAATTTATTTCCTATGTGGTTTATTATTTTTCCAATCACTCAATCACTTCCACCATAATGCCACTATCAACTATAAACTCATTAAGTGCTGTCAATTGACTGTGCGAACCTGAAAGTCGTAATGTTACTGTATTTTTATTTGTATCTTTTACTTCCGCTTTTGGTGATAGTTCACTGACTATTTCTCCTGTATTTTTGTCAATTACTTTATCTTCTACGACTGTTTCATTTAATTCTCGCATTGCTGCTTCATATTCTTCATGTGCTTTCTGTTGTTCTATAGCCCTTTGTTCAGCGGCTTTTTTCTTTGCTAGTGCAGCATCAATCTCAATCATCAATTCTGCAGCTGTTTTTCCGTTATCAATTTGACTTAACCACGAGTAAGGCTCTAATCCTAATGCCTTTACATAATTTTCTATAATCGCTTTTTCTCCTATAACTCGCTCTTTTTCTTTAAAAATCATTGTCATATCGGCAGCAATTTCTTCTAAAGTTTTTTTATTTATTTCTCCTTTTGCAGTAAAAGAACTCTTATTTAACCAGTTATTTCTAATACCTACTTCTTCTACCTCAACGCTATAGTTTTCTGACATTTCTTTAATAGTATCTTTGATTTTTTCAAGCCTCTTAGAACGTTCTGTTTCTTCATATAATTGGATACTTTCGTTGATGCCATCACTTACTAACTTAATTTGTCCAACATAAGTTTTAATTTTGTCTTCAAACGATTTCAAGGGTTTGTTATACTCGTTTTTTATTGCTTTGCGCTCATTATCTAAAAGTGTCGCCACTTTATTTAAATCCGCTTTTGCTTGCTTGGCTTCTGGAATATTCGCATCTGTAAAAATCATACTTGAGTAATGATTTACTGCTTTATCAACCATTTCTTTTAGTTGCGATTCGTTCTGAATTGTTATTTCACTGGCTTTAAAATCTACTTTAAACTGCACATTTGTTCTTAATTCATTTGTCATTACCTTTGCCCCCAGTTAATATTTTTTACTTGATCATTTGTATTGTTTTTATTGATCTCTATTTCATAGTTACTTTTCCACTTATTTAACTGTCTCATTGCTTCTGGATACTGTTTATCTGTCATACTGTCTAATGTTTGTGCACCAACATGTTGCAACAATCCATTTCTAACAACTTGCATATCGCTTGAGCTTAGTTCCGCTACTTTTCTTATTAAATCGTTCATCTCTGATATTTGTTTACCATTAACCAAATTTATTGGTTCTTTAGCATCAAGCTTCTTTTGAAATGAATCAGGATCATCTTTATCTGTTGCAATATTAAAAAATTTCAATAAAAAATATTTTTCTGCATAAGTTAATGCTTTACCTACACCCTTCTCACCAGCAATATCAACACCTTGTGCATACCACTTTGATTCCAAAAAATCTTCTGGATTATCAATATTAATCCAGCGCATAGTCATCTCAAGTTCAGTAAAATATGTTATTCTTTGTTTCTGTTCCGTCTGTTTCGTGTACTTATTGTATTGATTTATAATCTCTATCTGGTCCTTAACTTTATGGCCTGTAATTGCTGGCTGTAATAACAATCCCATTTCATTAATTTTTGAATGTAAAGCTCCTAGGACATCACTTGACCCAACATAATTAAATTGACTTCCTGATTGTTCTTTTTTTAAATAAGATACTTTTTTTCTTACTTCTGCTAATCTTTGATAAACATTTAGTTGTTCAGCCATTTAACAAGACCTCATTTCTGTGATATAATTTTTCTTGTATAATTTTTGTATGCGACTATTTGCTTGGCGGCGTAGTCGCTTTTTTGTCGTCATGCAACACCTCTGCGCTCTTTTTGTTGCGCAATGTATATCTGATTTTTTTGTTGCTGGTACCATAAATCAGCAAGTTTTTTCGTTTGTTCTAATTTGTCTTTTCTTGTCATTTCTTAACCTCTCTATCTTCAAGTGCCAGATCATAAAACAGTGTCCAAATGATGAATAAGCCGATATATACATTTTGGATAATCGGATTAAAATTTCCGCCTACTAGCAGTCCTAGTCCGAATACGATTAGCAATACTGCAATTCTTCTTAAGCTATAAATTTTTCTCATTTCATTTCTCCTTAAATATGCATTCTATTTTGAATCTCTAAGTATCTTAAAAATTCAAGTTCTCTTTCAATTTGATAGGCTTTTCCTTCGGTCAGTTGTTCTGATTGTCTAAGCGCTGCTCTATCATCTTGTAGCTGTTTACGCTCTTTTTTGATTTGGTTGAGTATCCAAGCCTCTTGTTCAGTTGTATAAGCCATAATATTCTCCCTATGCTATATCGTTTAAGTCAAAACTCATTTGTCTTACAACTGTTTTTGTGGCTGTGGAAGGCTCCCAGTCATTGATATATTCAATTACCATTGGATAATGTTTTTCTCTTAATTGTGATCGGGTACCCACACCTGTGATTTGCTTAATACCTGAATTAATATCTTTGTAAAGCTTGCCACGCTGTTCCTTTGTGATTTTTCCAAATCCTCTTGCAACTTCTGCTACTCGTTGATGAACTCGACGTGACAAGTAGCTATAATCATCTGCACCGATTTTTTGATTGTCTTTTAAGTCGGCTACTTCTTTTTCAATTACATCTACACGCTCATTTGTTTCTTCATTTGCTGATAAAGCAAGCATCGCCAATTGTCTTTGCGAGGTTGGAAGTTTAGGCTGTTGAATTTCTTTTTCCATTTGATTAAAAGCTTCAATGTATTTCAGTTTAAATTGCAAAGCTTTTTGACCAGTGAATCCCATTGCTAGTAGTGTGAATCCGTCACGGTTCATAATTACTTGGCGATAAGACTGTTTGTTTTGTGGATGAATATAGGTATCTTCGTAAAATAGGTGTGCCGAATTTTCGGCTACCCCTTGTTTCAATTCGTCAATCGCTTCCAAAACATGCTTATGTTGTTTTTCAAATACTTCTGCAACTTGTAAACTACTTGTTACTGCTTCTTGGTCTTTCATAATTACTAAATTATTCATTCGCTTTATTTCCTTTCTGGTATAATTTTCTTATCAGCAAGTGGTCTGCTGAAATAATTTATGATTGGTGGTGAAAATATTATGGGTATTAAGATAAATGGTATGGATAACTTAAGAAAAAATTAAATGATCCTGCTACACTTGCAAAAAAGCAATGGATAGTAAGGGTGGCCATCCTATAAAGTGTCCTAATTG